TGATGTTCTCAAAACACTCAAAGATAATTCAATTGATTCAATCGTAACAGACCCACCATACGGTCTGAGTTTTATGGGTAAGAAATGGGACTATGATGTTCCAAGTGTAGAGATGTGGGATGAATGTTTTCGTGTCTTGAAACCTGGCGGTCATCTTTTATCGTTCGCGGGTGCAAGAACCTATCACCGAATGGCGGTGAATATCGAGGATGCGGGCTTTGAGATACGCGACCAAATTATGTGGGTGTACGGTTCAGGCTTCCCAAAGTCATTGAACATCGGCAAGGCGGTTGACAAGTTGCAGGGGAATGAAAGAGAGTATGTTGGAGAAAAAGTGAGAGGTGATGTACAAAAAGCAAAACAGAGTGGAAATACTTTTGCTAAAGCAGATGCAAATAAAAACAATAAAGACATTTTTGGTTATGGAACAGAAGTTTTGACCAAAGGCAACTCAGAACACGAAGGTTGGGGAACTGCACTCAAACCCGCACACGAACCGATTGTGATGGCAAGGAAACCGTTGAGTGAAAAGACGATTGCAAAGAATGTCTTGAGGTGGGGAACAGGTGGCATCAACATTGATGGGTGTCGAGTGGATTTTCAAGGAATAGATGACGAAAAAGAAAGCAAGGGTAAAAACCAACATTCTAAATATCCAAACTCAGTGGAGAAGAACCCTGCTAAAAACGGAATATACCATCCAGATAAACGACCACCAGAAGATTACAACCCAACGGGCAGATTCCCCGCAAACTTTATCCACGACGGGAGCGATGAAGTGGTGGGGTTGTTTCCTGATACAAAACCAAGCAGAAAAGGAAAACCAAGGGGAACTAAAAAGAAGGGAATGTTTGCAAATAGTGATTTTAATAAGGTGGGAACTGAACACAATGACGAAGGAACTGCTGCCCGATTTTTTTATTGCCCAAAAGCGAACAAGAAAGAAAGGAACGCAGGGTGTGAAAACATTGCAAAGAAGTCAAGAAGTACAGCAAATAAAATGATGGGACAATCGGGTAAAATGAAAACAGGTAGCGGTAACGACAGGACAACAGAGTTTCACAACAATCACCCAACAGTGAAACCGCTTGAACTAATGAAATACTTATGTCGATTGGTAACGCCAAAGAAGGGAACAGTCCTCGACCCATTTATGGGAAGTGGTACAACAGGCATCGCTGCAAAACTTGAAGGATTTAGTTTTGTTGGAATAGAACTAGATGCAGATTATCTAGAAATAGCAAAAGCAAGATTAGATGCACACGAACCAGAGGCAACATTAGAGGATTTTGTAGAGGAATATACTGAAAATATACAAGAGCAGGGATTGGAAGAAACTGTAATGGTTCGTGGTGAAGAACGAAAAGTATCAGAGTTTGATTTGAAGAAATGAGTGAGTTTTATACAAACATTGCAATGAGGGGAAAGTATATTCTCTATCGTGGAATAGACGAAAATGGTAATCGCATTTCACGACAAGAAGAATTTCATCCCACGATGTATGTTCCTTCTAAAAAGAAAACAGATTGGACAACATTGGACGGTTATTATGTTGAACCCGTTAAACCCGGCAACATTCCAGACACCAGAGAGTTTATAAATCAGTATAAAGATGTCAAGGGGTTTGACATTTATGGTAACACAGATTATGTTTGCCAATACATTGCAGAGAATTTTACAGAAGACATTCAACCAGACATCTCCAAGATTGTGGTTGCAAATATTGATATTGAATGCGAAAGTGAAAAAGGATTCCCCGACATTACAGATGCACAGGAACGAGTGAACGCAATCTCTGTGGACTTCAATGGCGAAATGTATGTATTTGGGTTGGGAAAATTCAAACTTTCTGCATCCGAGTGTTATTTACAACGCGAATATGAAAATGAAGAAGATTTACTTGAAGCATTTCTTACCATATGGGAACATAAATCACCTGACATTGTAACAGGATGGAATATAAGATTCTTTGATATTCCATATATTGTAAACAGAATTACAAATGTTCTTGGGAAGAAAGAATCGAAACGACTTTCTCCTTGGAAGGACTATAGAGAACGAACAATTACGAAGTTCAACAAAGAGAATGTTGTATATGAATTAGTCGGCATCTCTACACTTGACTATTACGAACTGTATCAGACATTTACTTATGTCAATCAGGCATCTTATGCATTGAATCATATTGCAGAAGTAGAACTTGGTGAGAAGAAATTAGATTATTCCGAATATGATTCGTTGTCTGACTTTTATAAAAACGATTTCCAAAAGTTTATGGAATACAATGTTATTGATACTCGATTGGTGATGAAATTAGAAGACAAGATGAAACTCCTAGAACTTGCAATCACCCTTGCATACTCTGCTAAACTTGGAAATTATATGGATGTGTTCGGTCAACTGAGAACTTGGGATAGTATCATATACCATTTCTTACATGAACATAAGATTGCTATTCCACCAAAGAAGGGTAGTAAAAAAGATGAGAAATATGCAGGTGCATATGTGAAAGACCCTATTATAGGAATGCATGATTGGGTTGTGTCGTTTGACTTGTCAAGTTTATATCCGTCCATTATTCGTTGGTTAAATTTATCACCAGAGACAAAAACCAAAGATGGTCGTAGAAAAATTATAAGTGTAGACGGAATCCTTAGTGGAAAAAACACAACAATGAATATAATAAACGAATGGACAAGTAAAGACTTGTGTGTTGCTGCAAACGGAACAACATATACAAAAGGATATCAAGGATTTTTATCAGCAATCATGGAAAAACTATACAACGAACGAAAGATGTATAAGGGTAAAATGATTGATGCACAAAAACGGCAGCAAGAGGGAGAAGATACAGAAAAAGAAATTACCAAATATTATAATTTTCAATTGGTAAGAAAGATTCAACTCAATAGTTGTTATGGTGCGTTGGGAAACGAATTCGGAAGATATTATGATATTGATTTAGCAGAGGCAATTACTCTATCTGGTCAGTTGATTATTCAATGGATTGCAAACAGACTAAATGAATTTTTAAATAAAACAATAGGTACGAAAGATTATGATTATGTGGTCGCCAGTGATACTGATAGTGTGTATTTGCGTTGTGGGAATCTTGTGGAGAAGGTATGTCCTTCCGGTAAGTCGAAGCAGGAGGTGGTCGAATTTCTCAATAACTCATCGGAAGAAATAATATTACCGTTTATAGAAAAACAGTACACGGAGTTGTCTGATATTATGGGAGCGAGTCAACCCAAGGCAATTTCAATGGAAAGAGAAGTCATTGCAGACAAAGCAGTATGGACTGCAAAGAAGAGATATATGATGCGTGTGTTTGATTCGGAGGGTGTTCGTTATGACCCACCTAAGCAAAAGATTATGGGTATTGAAACTACTCGTAGTTCTACACCACAGGTAGTGAGAGATTCTTTGAAAGAAGCAATCAATCTTATTTTGACATCAGACGAAGATACTATTATTAATTTTATTGATGAGTTTAGAGAAAAATTTATCAATTTCTCAATAGAAGAGATTGCATTCCCAAGAGGCGTGAACGGAATGGATAAATACAAAGACATAAATAGCATTTACAGAAAGTCTACACCAATTGCAGTCAAGGGTAGTTTGATTTATAATCATTATGTTAATAAAATGGGATTGGATAAAAAATATAGAAAAATTGTAAGCGGTGATAAAATTAAATTTGTTCATTTGAAAAAACCCAATCCTGTTGGTGGAGTTGCAGGTCAAGACCAAGTGATTGCATTTCCAAACGATTTACCAAAAGAGTTTGGTTTAGATGATTTCATTGATTATGAACATCAATTTAATAAGTCTTTTTTGAATCCGTTGAAAACTATATTAGAAAAGATTGGTTGGAATTGGGAAGAAGTCTCGACACTGGAAGGATTGTTTGTATGAATGTAAAAGATAAATACGAAATTAGAGTTGGTAATAATTTAGATTTACTAAAGGAAATACCAGACCAAAGTATAAATTGTGTGGTTACCTCTCCGCCATATTGGGGACTCCGGGATTATGGAACAGGCACATGGGAAGGTGGTGACGAAGATTGCGACCATGTTGCAAACCCAAAAGCAACAAAGAAATTTGGAAACGAAGAATTTAATAAGAATTGTCCAGCAAGAGAAATGACAAAAACAAAAGGGTACTATGCAGACATTTGTCCTAA